TTGATCGTTCGGTATGCCCACGCGGTACGTGCGCGCGGCTTCGGCCTTTTGCTCGTCGCGGTATTCGGCGGGCACGTCGCGCGGTTTCACCTTGAAGGTGCGCGGGTACTGCTCGCCGCCAACGGCGCCGGCCCAGTTGCCTGTGAAGCCCAGCCAGTCTTCGTCGAACGGTGGTGCACCTGGGCGCCCACCGAGGTAAGTGCCCAGCGGCTGCGCGCCGCCGGATGGGTCCGGCAGCGAGGTATCCGGGCTGGCCGGCACCTGCAGCGGGTCGCTCACGCCGCCGCCCGTCATCACCGCGATGCTGAGGGTGGTAATGGCGGTACCGGCGCCGAGGTCGATCACGTGCTGTATGCGCCGGCACTTGCCGGTTGCGCGGGCTTTGTCATCAAGGCGCAGGGTGTGCACCAGGTCGATGGCCAAGGCCATGTCGGTCGGCACCTGCCAGCTCACGGTGGTGCCGCGGTTGGCTTCAACCAGCGTGGTGCTGCCGCGGTGCAGCAGGCATTCCAGCGCTGCCACGCGGCGGGCGTCGTCTGCCAGTTCCTCGCGGCGGCCTTGGCCGTTCGGGGCTTCGCTCTCCCAGTCTTCGGTGCGGCTGTTCTCCACTTCGAAGCTGCTGGAGTCGCGGCTGATCACGCGCGTGGCTTCTGCTTCGCCCAGCGGCGTGTAAAGCGCCAGCTTGTAAGTCTCGGTGACGGTCTGCACCCAGCGCCGGCCGCCTGTTGCGGAAGCGCTGAGCCACAGGCCGGTTTCGCTGTTGATCCACGGCGTGCCGTCATTACAGGGGTCGGCCATGGTGAGCGGCAGCTGGAAGCCGCCAACCCGCCCGATGATCTGCATGCCGGTGCCGGTGACCGCGCTCTCGATCATGTCCGTGCTGGGCAGCTCGGTGCTCGGGTAACGCCACACGCAGAAGCCCTGCATGCCGCTGAGGCCGCCCATGCCTGAATGCGTCCAGCCGAACGACTGGTTGAGCTGCCACAAGCGCGCGTAACGGTAGTCGAGGGTAATCTCGACATAATTCGTGGTGCCGCCGTGGGCCTGCAGCTCAAGCTGCACGCTGCCGTCCAGCGTCTGGCCTGGGCCAAACACGTAGTGCGGCAAGGCGGCGGCGTACCAGCTGGTCACGCGCAAGTTGCCGGCGGCGTCGCAATCGAGACTGGCGGGGCGTGTGCTCAGGCGTTCGCCGGCGTAGTCCCAGCGGCTGCGGCCTTCGACCGGCTCGAACACATCCGCCGACCAGTAGCCGCCGCACAGCGCGTCGATCTGCTCAACGCTCAAGCCCTCGATGCGCTGCTGCAGCTGGTCGCTGCACTCGCAGGCGAGCACGCGGGTGGTGGCGTCCCAGGTGGGCAGCTCGAGCAGGCCGGTGTACAGGCGCGCTTCGGTCACCACGCCGTAGCGATCGCGGCTGATGTAGTCGAGCGTCACGGCCTTGCCGATCCACTCATGCGGCAGCACCGGGTGCCCGGGCGCCAGGTAGAGGCTGAAGCCCGCCACCGCGGCGGCGCCCTCTTCCCGGTCCACGTCTAGCTGGCCTGTGAGAATGCTGGTCATGTCCAGCCCACCCACCAGCAACCGCACCCGCCACACGTAGGAGGTGCCATGCACGCGGTACTCCGGCTCAGGCTGCGGTGCCACCCCGGCCCGGAGCGTGTTCAGCGGCCCGCTGTTGAGCGGCGATCCGTTGATCATGGTCAGGCCTCTTCCCAGGAAAACGACCAACCGTGGCTGGTGTTCTGCGTTTTTGGTGGCTTGTCAGTGAATACGGAATACACGGGCATCCACGCCACCTGGTAGCGAATAGCGCCAGCCACGGGCGGCACGGTCACCACCCCGTCGGCGAAGCTGCAGGCGCAGCGGTGCCAGAGCTGATCCTCAAGCTGGTAGAACGCCCAGGGCGCTTTGTCCTCCCGTGGCGTGCTGGTTAGCAAGAATTCAGGGCCGGGGCCGACCATGTTCTCCACTTCGGTAAGGCGGAGCTCCAGCGGTACCGAGTAATTCAGGCCGTCGAGGCCCGGCGGCATCATTCCGTTGCCGCTGACACTGCCGGATGCTTTCGCCCAGTGCTGCTGTTTAATACCGGCGCCACCGCTCATGCGCAGCACGGCGCTGCCGCCGATGGGCGCTACGCTTTGATCAGGCGCGCCAGCGTGCGTCACGATCGGCACACCGCCGAGCATGATGTGGAGGTGTGCCATGGGTGATGCTCCAGAAACAGAAAGCCCGCCGGGTGGCGGGCTGGTTATCGGCGCTTGGTGCCGCCGAACTTGGCAGCAAGGCGCTGCAGGTTGAGCGCTTGGTCAGGCGCCACGTACATGGGGATCGACTCGCCGCCGCCCTCGAACATCACGCGACCAAGGTTCGGGAAGCTTGGCGTGGCGGGTGCCGATATTGCGGCCTCGGTAAGCGCTGAGGTGCTTCCTGCCCCCAAGCTGATGCCGGCCATGGTCGACGCGAGATTGCGTGACGCCGCGGCGGTCAGCACCTGCTCACCGCCTCGGAAGTTCACCAGCTCGGGGCCGCTCTCACCAACCCAGGCGTAACCAGGTGGCGCGGCCTGGGTGCCCTTGGCAAAGCCAGGGACGGGACCGGGATCTTGAAGGGTGTACCAGCCATCCGAGTCGGCGCCCTGCGGTGTTGCAAGTCGCACCGGAAGAACGATTTCGGTTTTGCTAAGTTGCTCGACTAGCGTTTGGATCTGCGTACGCACAGCCTGCAAACTGGCGTCGTCTGACTTCACCGACACAGGCATCTCTTTCAGCTTGTCAGCCTCAGCCTTGAGCTCTCGCATGCTTTCCTGGATGGCCTTGACCTTCTCCTCGGCCCGAGTGTCTTCAATGTCGTTTGCGGCCAGCTCAATGCCGCGCAGCTCATTGATGAAGCCCTTGAAACCGTAGGTATTCTCGCCTGCGCTGGCCAGTTGCTGAAGGATCTGCACGGCGGCCTGGGCATTTGCTTTAGCGGCCTCAACATCACCGGAGCGCAGTGCGCTGTTGGCCGCCGCCTTGAGTCTCTGGGCATCGCCAAAGGTACTGCCCTGGCCCTGTCCGAGGGTAGCTAAAACAGTGCTGTACCGCTTTTCAATGGCCAGACGCTCGTCACGGACTCGGCCAAGTTCTGAAGTGGCACGGCGTTCAGCAGCAACCAGTTCCTTGGAAGCCTTATCAGCGGCCTTCACATAGTCGTCTTGGATGCCCTTAACTCGGGCTACATACTGCACCCTTGAATTGATATCGCTCTGACGAGCTGCCTCTGCAGCCGCATTTGCAACATCTGCAAGAAACTCCAGCTCAGCGTTCAGACCGCTCTGCTGCTCGATTAGCTGCTGCCGGTAGCGTCGAAGCTCGGTAATTTTGGAATCCAGCTCTCCATCTTCGAAAAACATCGATGCCAGGGAGTCGAATAGACCTGTTTCAGAGCGGACCTTTTCCAGCTCTTTGATCTCATGATTGACTCGGTCGAGCTCTGTAGCGGAGCCGGAAAACTGGGCGGCCCAGAGGCCAATCTGCTGCCCAATCAAGCCAAGGTCAGCCGCCGACCCGACAGCTGAAGAGCCTATACGCGCCAACGCGCCACTAAGCGATGCGAGACCTTCGATAGTCGAAGGGTCTTGAACCACTTTGTTAAGTTCGTTGATACCATCAATGAGAGGCTGAACATCCGCGCTACCAATTGCCTTGTTGATGCTGTCGCTCAGCGCCGTCATGGCGCCGCCAACAGTCTCGGGAAGCTGCTCGGCTTCTGCTCGAAGGGTATCAAGCTGACCCACGAGTGCGGTTGTAACTACGTCAGCGGTTAGTAACCCCTGAGCAGCCATTTCCTTCAACGAGCCGATGGGCACCTTCAGGCTATCGGCGAGCGCCTGCATCAGCCTTGGAGCCTGCTCCGCGACAGAGTTGAACTCGTCGCCCCTTAGCGCGCCGGCGCCGAGCGCCTGAGCAAACTGGATCACTCCGTTCTCTGCCTCCTGCGCCGAAGCACCGGATACGCGGAAAGAAGTGGCCACTGCCTCGGTAACCTTGAGGATGTCAGCCTGCGATCGGCCAGCCTCTTTGAGGGGCCGGCTGATGCGACCGTAAAGCGTGGCCAGAGACGACAACGGCGTCTGAGTCGAAAGTGCGATCCGCCGCAGTTCGCTTTGCGCAGTGTTGAATTCTTCTTGGCTGCCAGTAGCCAGCTTGAGCCGGGCGTTCATGAGATTGTAGCTGTCTGCTGCTTCGCCGATACCGCGGATGGCACCGGTCAAGGCTGACACCGAGAACGCTGCGACTAGCGTGCGCCCTGCGGTTGCCAACTTGCCGTTCATATCTTCGAGCTGGCGGTTCACCTGATCGAAGGCCGCCTTGGAGTTGTTCTTACCCTCGATGACGAGTTGGGTGGTTACCTTGCCAGCCATCAGTCGAACTCCTTGAGTAGACGCTTGAACGTATCGGGTTTTGCCTTAGCCGCGCGCAAGCTGATCAACTGGAAGCGGCGCTGCTCTTTCTCGCCAGCCGCGATTGCATCCAAGTAGGCCTCGACCTGGGCCAGTGTGTAGTTACCCACCTCTTGGAGGGCATGCCCCGCGCCGATCAGTCGCTGGACGATGGTGCTCCATTCAGCGCCCTTGCCAGATCCGGAAGGGCTTGAGCGAAAAAACCGGAATTCACCCGCACGACTTCCGCCGCTAGGCGCGCCGCATCACTCGCTGACAGGCGCCACAACTGAAATGAATTGAGGCTCGTGGTTACGGCAAGCATCTTTCTCAGCTCGCGGGAGTGTGTCGCCGCGTAGTGGTTGATCTTCTGCACCGAGGCGCTGGCCAGAACCTCAACAAGAGCTGACGCGGTTTTCCCGTATAACTCAAAATGCCGAAGCGCCACCGCACGCACCAAGACGGTTCGGCCGTGCAGCTCAACAGGCTCGGTTTCGGTAAACAACTGACTGAGATTTGCCATGTTCCACCCATAAAAAAACCCGCCGAAGCGGGTTGTTAGACTGATGACTCGCTCACCGAATGAGCATCATTAAAACCTTGAAGATTGAGGCGAGCCCAACCAAGAGCAAGAAAAGGATCAAGAGCGCTGGGATTGACGCGATCGCCCACTTCACCATGAAGCGAACCATCGACCCGAAGCTCATGTTGATATCCATAACCACGACGGGCCTTGCGCCCGGATAATCCGCCAGCGCTCCGGCGACTACTGGCGCATTTTGCGCATGAGCCGCCTTGACCGCCTGATCTTTATAGAAGGCATCGTAATGAATACCGCATCTCACGCAATCTGCTGGGCTGCGTTGAATCTCGGACATCGTCGGATCGTATTGGCAATTAGGACACTTCATCTGGTTTCCCTCCCATTCAATGGGCGGAATCTACCAGCTTGTTCCGCTAACAGAAACACTAGGGCTGGATGAATCACCAGATAGGCGACATGCCAGTAAGGAGCCAAGATGCCTCGTGAATTCGCTAGGGATCGGCTATGCCACTACTCACACAGCTCATAATTTTCATTGTCGTCGTGACTCTCATTTACGCCATTTCGCGTCAGCTGAAGGCGCGTTTCACACGCCAAAATTCTGGTAAGCGAATAGTCCGCCTGCGTCCGGATGATGCTCAGGAGAGCTTCTACTGCGCTGTCGTGGGCGAGAGCTTCGCCAACGACGATGGGCAAACCAGGCAGTCGATAATAAAGCGTCACGCCAAAGCGGGCATTCATGCCCACCTGGAGCGTGAGCCGAATAATAGATTCGATTCAAACGCGATCGCTGTCTACGTAGCAGACAATCAGATCGGCTATCTAAAAAGCGATGTCGCCAGCAGGCATGCAGCGAGCATCGACTCTGGCCGACTCGCCCTTTACGCCGTTGTCGAAAGCGTAAATGGCGGGACATCAGATAAGCCGAGCCTGGGTGTCACCCTTGAAGTAACCATTTTCAAGGTCAGGCGCCAATAGCGCAGCCGGCAGAGTCCGAGCAGCGAAGTGGCGAGTTGCACCCCTTGCTCATAGTCGGTTCCTCGGAGATAAATCGCCTTGCTTCAGCTGCGCGGCCATCACCTTGCTCCGATTATGCAAGTTACCCATGGCCAGTTGAGCGACTTGGAACATCTCGTCGGTGCTCAGAGGCATGTCACCGTCAACCAGAATGGCGCGGATGAATTCCTGGTTTGTCAGCACGCTGGCATTTGTCGGCACTTCCTTCCAGCGCTCTACACCGTCGCGGTCCAGCCATACCAACAGACGCTGGCGGGTGCTGGTGAGGCGTGGCCGCTGCTCGGCTGTTGCCGTGTCGCGGCCGATGTACTCGCCGTCCAGCACGTTGTATGCCGCGATGAAGTTGCGGGCACTGTCCAACTGACTGGCTGGAATGTCTGCTGCCGAGCGCACGCCGAATGCAGCGTGAGTCTGCGACCAGATCTTGGCGCGGGCTCGCCCCTGCACCGCAGCAGGCAGGTTGCACACCTTGCCTTTGATCAGCGCACCCAGCATGTGGAAACCATCGGTGCCGATCGTCTCACCGATCAGGGTGGCCATCTTGCCTTGCTCGTCTTCGTACCGACCTTGATTGCGGATGCCGGGGAGCACCTCGTCGCAAACCCAATCCTCGAAACGAATCGCTTCTTCCTTCCTGCTTTTCAAAATCAGCCGGTAGAGGCTCCCTTCGGAGATGAAAGTCATGGCCTGATTGCCCCCCCGAGTAGGGGTGTCTCTGACAGATACACCCTCTGGCCGGCAGTTCTTCTGTATTGCCTGGCGGCTATTTGAGTAGCCCAACACGGCGCATATGTCAGCGGCACAGAACCATGGCTGATCATCAATCAGCATGGTGCGAATCTCGCGGGCTTCGAAGCGGAACGGAATTACTTGAGCAGTGGCTTGCATGCTGGTCACCCTAGTCGTTGAGGGTTCACCACCATCGTTACCAAGCGAAAGGGTGGCGAACCGTGCGCGGGTTGGTAAACCGGGGACGTAGGAACCCGGCAGCCCCGAAGGACTCCCACGCACGGCCCGCCATAAAGCGGGCACAAAAAAACGCCTATTCGGCGTCGTGCGCCTACGATCATTCCGGGTTACCAAGCCCGACCTCTGAATTCGCAGAGGCGGGTGAACTATGCACTTGGTTAGGGTGGCGGTCAAGGGGTCGTCATTGCAGGCTCAGGCCGCTGAACTACGCTTCAGGCTCAACCTACACCTGGAGCAAGCGATGACTCACACCGATGAAGATGCGATGAAAGACCCCTTCAAACTTGGCGTACTGACCACGCTCATGCTGGTCGGCAAGACCTTGAAAGCGGATCCTGCGATCAGCACCAAAGGGCTGATAAGTGAGACTGAGAAGCTCATTTCGCTTTTCCCAGGCGGCGAAAAACCGCTGGACGAGCAGGATCAGCACACCATTGCTTTGCGGTGGTTCCTGTCCGGGCTGCACGAAAAAGATATCCCTAAGGTGGATTGATTGCAGCCATACGAAAAACCCCGCAATGCGGGGTTTATTAGTGATCGATTAGTCGTCTAGGGAGGGCCGATCATCGCGCCTATCGCGACCACCCCTACGACTAGGCGGCGGCGGAGGCTTCGGCGCTTTGATATTAATGGCGCTGCTTGGTGAACGGTTGATGTTAAATCCCTCTTCCGAAACTCGCCCCTGTTGCACCGTAGGTGGCCTAATGATTCTTGAGCTCATAATGTCTCCTGTGGGTCACCTAGGAATTCGACCCACTGCACATCGCAGTTCCCGATGAGTATAGCCGATATGCCATCGCACGGGATGACAGTCTCGCCATCCAGCCAAGATGCTTGCTCTATCAGAAAATGCCCAGTCAAATGATTGTTGGGCCAGGCTTTTGGAAACCCCATAAGCCGCCGACCATCAAGCAGATTAAGTACAACAGGGCTCTCAGCATACCTTGTGAACGCATACTCCCATTCGAACGTCAGTACAGCGTCTCTAGAAGTTAAGCCGAGGTTTTTAGCGAGATCATATAGAGAGTTGGTGACTTCACATCTCGCTAGGCAAAGTCCGATACTAAATGCAAATATTACAGACCAAAGAAGTTCAGCACCTTCGCTCCATTTACCAAAACTGTACCAGCCGCCTATCCAAATCAATAAATGAGATAACTGACCAACCAAGAGGCTGATAAATGCGCTGCAAATTATTGCATAGATGATGCGCTCAAACTGACTTGGCTTAGGAGAGATCGATAACCAATAAAAAATCACCGAGGTTATAAAGCCCGGCATAAGATTATTCATGATCGACATGAATTGAGAATTGATAAAATCCATTCCAATTAGCCCCTCACAGGCACTATCACTAGTGGGCTCCACATTGAAATAACTGTCATGGCCTTGTCACAAGCCAGAGCACTATGAACGTCGATGCGAGAACTAGAGTTATCTGCCAGCCCTTCCACTCTTTGTGGGGCCTATGCATGCCAACCGCATTACGCTGGCCGCGCGCAGGAGTTTGCTTTGCCTTGAACAGATGGCTGGCGGAAATCCCACTGCCAGGTATGCCGGTTGTCACGCGGGTTCCTTTCTTTCCTACGTTGACTGTAAAGCCCTTGCCGCCAAGCGAAGTACTGAGGCCTTTCTTTCCGACGTTCAGACGAATGCCGGGCGCAATTTTGATGCTCTTCCTGATACGGAGTGCCATGGCCCTGTTCCCTCAGACCTAGTGAAAGCAATTCGCCATCATAGACTGATCTGCAGAGCCCGCAACGCTGTATGAAATTCCAGCTTCCTACCGACGACGATGGGTAGTAGGTTCGCCCGCCTGAAACGCGGGAGTGAATATGGACTTTCTGGCATCACCAGGCGCCTTCTGGACCTGGCTTGTAAACATTGGCGCCACCGAGGTAGCTCGCTGGTTCTTGGTTGTCCTTGCCCTTGCCGCCCTGCGCTATTCACAGCGTGCGAGACAGAAAATATCGAAATGGCTGACCACTCGTAATAAGCCGGAAACAAGCTCTACCATTTCGAACGGTCGCATGACTGCGGCTAAGCGAATCGCACGACGCGATGACGCGTGGTTGCTGCGCCGTGCCGTTCGGCGTTATCTACTGCGGCACAACAGGTGGATTCGCAAGCATCGGTTTGACAGTGCCTGGATTCAACGTGAAGTTAGTCGGGGCCACGCCTGCTTTGTGATCATGGTGCTGTGGTTCGGCTTCTGGGTTCTGGCCCTGGGTTTGAAAGAGGTCTTCCTTATCAGCGAAGGTCCGCTCGCTTCATCGCCAAAAACCGCTTTCGGCGCCGCGCTGCCCATGTACGCGTTCGAGCTCTTATGGTTACGGTTCTCAGGTCGCGCTGGGCAACTGATCAACTACCGGAACAAGGTGCGTATCTGGCGTTGGTGGCATTGAAGGGTAATCACTAATCGTTTAAGCAATCGTCTATGTAAGATTATTAACAGCCGTCTCTCGTTTACAAAATACAAAGGCGCACCGAACCATGAAGCGCAAGCAGTTCGCTGATGATTTGCAAGAAAAAATCGAACACTTCCACCAAGCTTTTGACCGTCAGCAAGAACTGCTTAGTGCGGTACTTCGGGCTCACCTAATGGTAGAGGAAAGACTCCATGATGTAATTAGCGCTGGAGTCGCAGACTATACTAGGCCCATTGAGAAAAACGATATCTTTTCCTTTGGCACCGCTTTAGAAATTGCTAAATCCATCATTGGTAGCAAGGCTAACCCTGATCTTTGGGCTGCAATCAAAGAACTTAACAATCTAAGAAACGCTATGAGCCACAGACATAAACCCAAACGCCTCGATAAACTGCTGGAAGCTTTCTTCAAGAAAAGTGAAATTGTAGCCAGATGGGTCTATAAAGAGGTGCCTTCGTATGATCATTATCCAGAGAAAGATGCTTTACACGCCATAGTCATTCGGACACGTACAATGGCAATTTGGGCATTGCTCGGTATGTATGCAGACGATCTATCTAAAGACCTGGATAAAATTCTAGAGCCACGCAGGACAAGACAGTCTAAGTAGATCACGCCACTTCGAGGCCGAGCGTCAGCTGCAGCTCATGGCGCCAGTGTTCAACCTGCTCCACAAGCACTGGCTTCTTCCAGCGCCAGGCCGCGAGCTCGCGACCGCTCAGGCTGGCCACCGCCTGAGCATCGGTAAGGCGCTTGCAGGCCCGGTCGAACTGCTGCTTTTCGTTCAGCTCGCCGCGCAGCAGAGCGTCGATATGTAGGTCGGCCCAGACTGCGAAGTCATCATCGAGCCAGCGCGCGAAGGCTACCGCGAGCTTGGGGTGTAGCCATGTACTTGCTCCGCGACCTCGAACTGTCTCAACCAGCTTGAAGTCCGATTTTCGGACTTCATCAACTAGGTGTCGCACCAACGCAGCCATGTAGCTCTTTGTGCTGGGCAGCTCGAGCCACTTGGCTGGCTTTCTACCGAATTTCTTCGCAACGTCGGTAGCATTGACCCAGCCGTCAGTGCTGAAGCGTACCGGCTGGCCTTGGTAGTGAAACGGAATCACGTTGTTCATGGCACATCCCCTGCAATTGCCCTGGAATAGATCGGCTGCAGCAGCGCCCCAGGGAAGGCGCGTTCGGGTGCCCCCTAGCTGCAGCCAAAAACAAAAAGCCCCGGCGAGATGAACCGCCAGGGCTTGAGTGAAACGGAATAAATCGGTCGGGTTCCCGACCGTTTACAGCTGTGTAACCACGTCGCGATCAAGCCGCATCGTCGGTGTTCTGCACTTCCATCTCCCAGATGGCTGCCTCGCCGGCGTCGAAGATGTTCGGGTCGGACAGCAGGCGGATGGAGATCGGAATTACGCCGAACTCGGCAGCTTGGTTCAGGGGCATGCCGCCGTTGAGGCTGATGCGAGCATAGAAGCAGGTGATGCGGCGCTTCTCGCCGTCGCCGGCTTCGTTGATCTGCTCGAACATCACGCGGAAGAACTTGCGGCCCTGGGTGAAGGGCTTGATTACGTCCACGGTCGGGTAGGTGTAATTCACCTCGATCGGTAGGCGCTTCAGGCCGCCATCAACCGGCGCCACCGTTGCATTGATGGCAGTGGCCAGCGCGCCGGCAATCAGCGGGCGAATGCCGCCAGGCGTCACGGCGTAGTCAACGCCGCGCACATAGGTGGTACCACCACCCACTGCGGTCACACTGTTGACGACCAGCGGGATATTGGCCAGGCGAATGGTGCGGTCGACATAGGCGTCGTGCTGCTCTTCCTCGGCAGTACCCGATGGCACGCGCTCCACGGAGCCATACAGCGCCACGGCAGCGGCGGCCGGGCTGAAGCTTACTGCCTCACCGGTGATGTTGATCGCGGTAACAGAGTTGACGCCGTCCAGCTCGGGCAGGCCGATGCGGGTAGGATCCTGAATCACGATCTCGGCTTGCTCAGGCTCAGCAGTAATGTTCTGCAGCTTGAACAGTTCCTCGAACACGAACGACGGGTACGGCGCGACGCCGCAAGGGCCGCGGAAAAGTTGGGTATAGAGCATGCTGGCGGTTCCTTACTTGGCGGCTTCGGCTTGGGCCTTGGCTTTCGGGGCTTTGGTGGTAACGGCCTTGGCGCCGCCTTCTTTGACGCGCCGCTCGCCGTCGGCGTCGGTGGTGTCGAAGTCTTCGCCGGGCGGCACCAGGCGGCCCTCGACGTACTGGGGCGTGATCGCCTTCAGCTTCATGTGCTTCTCCTGGCCTGGGGCCGTCAGTTGTAGTTCTGGGCGTACTGCACGCCGATGGTGATGGTGATGCTGTGGGTGGTTTCGCCACCCTCTGCCCAGCGGGCAACGGCTTCGTCCTCGGCTTCCAGCAGGCCGGGGAACTTGCGCTCTGGCAGCTCTTGGCCGATGCCGAGGCAGCGGAGGATGTCGACGTGCACGGCGTCCAGGTCCTGCTCTTCACAGGCCTTGGAGAAGAACACCTCGATCTCGAAGCTGCGCACGCGTAGAGCTTGAGTAACGGCCAGGTCGGTGCGTACATCGTTGGTCCAGCGCACCAGGGCGTAGGGTGTCGGCGGCTTGTCGCGGGGTTTGTCCTTTGGGCCATACACGGCCTTGAGGTCGGTGTAGTAGCCGTTGCTCGGGCGAATGTTCTCCAGCAGCTCGCGCAGCTGTTCGCTCACCAGCGATGCCTTGTTCATTGCCCTGCCCCTGCGCCGTAGCGCGCGATTTCACGCCGCACACGGCGCTCGAATTCTTGCCGTAGGAATATGTTCGTCCAGCGAACGGTTTCGCTGCCGGTGAGCTGCTGGAACCAGTAGGCCATCGAAGGCCCCATGGCGGTCTGCAGCTTGAGGTTGCGACGGTAGTTCTTGGCGCCTGTGCGCTTGTCGCCACGCGTGGCCAGCGGCTTTTTCCCAATGCTGGCCGGGTTTACGAAGCCGGCGGCGAGCTTCTTGCCGCGCAGGCCCATCACGTAAACCCGGGCGCGGGTTGGGCTGAGCCACTCGAAGAACCAGCGCCGGTAATCGTCTACCCGTACGCCGGAGCTGGACGGGATGATGCGGCTGTTCATGCGACCCTTTCGGGCGCGTTTGATGGTGAGCTTGCCGCGTAGATCCGCGCCGCCCAGGCGAGCGCCCAAAATCGAGGACTTAAAGATGCTGCCCATGCGCTTCACGTAGCGCTCGGAGCGGGCTTTGGTGGCCGTGGTGTTAAGCGCGCCGCGCAGCACAGGGTCAACCTGGCGATTGACCTGTGCCAGCCTGGCGCGCGCCATGTCGAGGCCCACGAGCCTTACCCCCATTTCCATCAGATTGGCTCCAGCCAGAGGTTGCGAACGATGCCGTCATCCATGTCGCTGGGGATGGCGGTCACCAGGTAGGTAACGCCGCCGACCTTCAGCTTGTCGTCGGTTTGCACCCTGCCCGCCTCGATCAATGCCACCTCGGCGCGGATGCGGTAGTCGATGACCTGGCCGTTCTCATCGCGCCAGGGGCTCTGGTAATCCATGAACACGCGCACGCAGCGCGGGGCCAGCCCTTCGGGTAGCAGCTGGGCTGGCTCACCGACGAACTCAGTTGCGGTGATGGCCAGCTCGGCGCGGTCGCCCCGGTAGTCGCGGGCGCTGTCGATGTGGAACAGGCGGTGCTCGGTGCGCAGGTAGCGGCCCTGGCGCAGGCGTTCATCCCACCAGGCGCGAATGGCGACCTTGGCGGGGTTGCGCAGGCCGGCTGGGTACGACGGCTCGGCAGTTTCCTTCGTGTCGATGCCGCACCAGAGCCAGTCCAGCTCACAGGCCCTGATGTCGGCGTTGAGCTCGAGCAGCGTGACCGGTGTGTTGAGGCGCCCTGCTCTCATATGCCCAGCCCCACGCGGTAGAAGTGCAACATGTTCTCTGCCTTAGGGATGGCCGTGTAGATGGTGCCAACCACGGATTGCTCGCGGTTGCTGTACAGCTCGGCGGCGATGATGAGGATGCCGAGGCGCACGCTGTTGGGTACGTCCACGGGCTCGCCCTCTTCGTTTGCCCAGGGGATTGGGCGGTTGATGAACTGGCTGGCGTTGTCGATCGCCGCGGCCAGTTTCATCTGCAAATCGTCGTCCTCATGCCCATGCCGAATACGCAGGTGGGTCTTGAGGTCTGCGAGGGTCGGCATGGGCATGAGCGGGTTCCTAATCGTTGGTTTCGGGCTTGGCCTTGGCGGGCTTCTCATCCGTGGCGAGGCCGCGGGTGATCAGTGCATCGGCGTGGCGTTTGGGTGCGGTGTAGCTGGGGCCACCGCGGCGCTTGATCTCGCCGGCATCCTGGTAGGAACGCAGCGGCCAGATCGTGACCGTTTGCGGGTTGGCGGCTGCCTGAGCAGCGCCCTCGGCTTCGGTGGAATCGGCGGTGCCGGCATTCTTCTTGGCGGTTTTGGCGGCTGGCTTGGTGGCCGCTGGCTTGGCGGCCGCTGCGGGGTTATTGGCCGCGGCAGCCGCTGCGGTGGTGCCAGCTCCTGCCGGTGCACCTGTCGCGGCTGGGTCGGCGGCGGGGTTCACCTGGGGGTTGGTGGTATCGGGAGTTTCCACGGGAATGCCCTCGAGCAAGGCGCCCTGTCCGGGCGCCTTGGTTTATCGATGGGTTGGGGATCAGCCGCCGGCGGCGCCGGTGAGCGGGCCGGTGACAAAGGCTTCGTCGCGGTACACGGCGAAAGCCAGGCGCTCTTCAGCGCGGATGGTCACCATGTTGTTCTCGAAATCCTTGTCGTTCTCGGTGGAGACCAGGATCTCGATGTCCATGCGGTCGAAGATCTGCGCACCCAAGCGGAACGCACCGGTGAGGAACTCATCCTGCTGCATGGCCTGGGTGGACACGACAGGGCGGTTCCACAGTCGGGCCGCTGTTCCTTCCTGCGGCTGGCCGACGATGTAGCGCCCTTCGGCATCCTTGGTCAGCTCGATGGCAGCCCAGTCAATCGGGTTCAGCACGATGCCGTCCGCTGGGAACTCGGACAACTCTGCCTGCAGCAGCGCCAGGCGAAGGCGATCGATACGCTGCTCACCGGTGACCGTGATGCCACCCGGCGCGGCGTAAGCTTGTGCGAGCGTAATGAGGCCCTGAAGATTGGCACCGGTGCCGTTGCCGTACAGCAGTTGGGACTCTTCAACCATCAGCAGGCCGTAGCGGGCGCGCGCATCGATGTAGCTCTGCAGTGCAGCGGCGTCGTCGAGGATTTGGCGGCTCGCCTTGAACAGGTGAGCGAGAGTGCGAACCGGCGCGTTTTCCAACGCGAAGGTGATGTCCGAATAAGGCTTCGCGCCACCCTCGGCCACCGCTGCCGCGTTGTTGGTGAAGCCGGTTTCACGCACATACTCGATGGAGTTACTGGTGGTAGTGCCAGGCGCGATCAGGTCGCGGATTGTCAGACGACGCTCAGGCGGCATGATGATTTCCTGGCGGCGATCCGGTGAGACCAAGGAGCCGCCGGAACTGCCGACAGAGGTGATTGCCGCACGCGGCACCGAAACGCGGCGGGAGCCACGGAACGAAGAGTTCACGCCCTGCATGGCTTCCGCGCTGGTCACCAGTTCACCGGCAGACTGCTGGCGTTCGCCTTGGCCGCGATCAGAGTTGGCGTTCACCAGCTTCTGCTCGGCTTCCTGCAGGCGGGCTTGCAGCTCGCCCTGCTTGGTCAGCATCTCGTCGACTTTGGCGCGGGTTTCGGCGGACATTTCCTGGTGGCGGGCAACGTCCTTCTGCGCCTGTTCGGCGTGGGCCTTGAGATGGTCACCCACTTCCTTCAGGTTGGCCTGCACCTGCTTGTATTGCTCTTCGATGCCTTCTTCACCGACCTTACCCATCTGGGCGTTCCAGGCGCGGTAGCTGGATTTGCCCGGTTGCACCAGGGCGGTGGCGCCGCCAATTAGAAACAAGGTGCCGAGGATGGATTCGGCAGTGACGCCGAAGGTGAGCGGGATGAGCGCTGCGACGGCCAGCACAGCCATCAGGAACAGCGGGGAGAGGCGGAATTTCATGGTGTTGTTCCTCATGCGGGGAAATTGATTTTCGGGAGTGGCTGGAGGTCGAGCGCGACAGCGCGGGGCTTATCGGTCGGGCCAGCGTTCTGCGTGGCCCCGCCAGCAGCGCGAAGCGTGCCGGACTTGAAATTGGCGAAGAGTTCGCGGCGCTCAGAGCGCGGCATGCCGGACTTGGCCAGGGCGATATCCATGGCCTTGAGGGCGTTGTTCTGCTGGCTCTCGCTGGTGTCTCGCTCGGTGACTTCGTCGGCGGACAGCAGGCCGGTGGCCAGGCCAAGCTCGACGGCGCGTTTGCCGCGGATGAACGTTTCGTCATCCATCATCTCGGCCATGTCCGGTACTGGCTGCCCGCTGGTTTCGGCGTAGAGGTCGGCCATGGCGGCGTCGAACTCTTCCATGTCGTCTGCCACATCGCGCAGGTAGTGGCGGTTGCCGGCGAGGAAGGTCCAGCAGTTGTGGATCATCAGAAACGCGCTGCTCGCCACCTGGCGCTCGGCGCCGGCCAAGTAGATGACCGACGCGGCGCTGGCGGCCATGCCGAGCACTTTGGTGGTGACCTTATGGCTGTGCTCGCGCAGCCGGTTGTAGATGGCGATGCCTTCGAACATGTCGCCGCCGGGCGAGTTGATGTAGACGGTCACGTCACGCTGTCCGATAGCGCGCAGCGCGGCATCGATCCGCGACAGGGTTACGCCCTCTCCGTACCAGTCTTCGCCGATCACGCCGTAGATGGTGATGGTGTCGGAGGTGTTCTCCACCGCCGCCTGAATGGCAGGGTTCCATTTCTCGAGCGCGCGCGGGCTCATCTCGCTGCGTAGGCCGCGAGACTGGATTTTGTGTTTCATGGGTTATTCCTTGACGGTGTCGGCGGTGAGCCAGTTTTTCAGCGCGGCCCGTACGGATTGGCTTTCGTTCTGCTTGCCCAGTTGATCGAGCGGCACGAGGTTCGATTGCACGGTGAGGATGTCGTCGCCCGGCTTGGATGGCAGGTTCTCTTTGCGTCGTACTTCGCGGCGGGTCATATTCCCGTTCTGAGTCATAGTCGCGTAGAAGGCGGCGCGGCCAGCGCTGTCGGCCCGCAGGAATGCTTCCAGCGAGTACTCGGCGTAATAAGTGATGCGATCCACCGCGGTGAGCAGCTTCTTCTCTACGCACTGCTCGATGGGAGCGGTGTAGCTCATGATGCAGTAGGTGAGGAACGCCAACTGCTGTTGCTCCAAGCCGGTGCCCCAGTTGCTGCCTTTGTCGGTCTTCATGACCATCCAGGTTGGCACGCCGAACCAGCGGCAGATTTCCTCAACGCTGTGGCCGCGGGACTCAAGCAGCTGCGCGTCGGCGGGGTTGATGCCGATGGCCTCTGGCGTGATTCCGTACTCCAGCACTGGTGACTTGCCGGCATTCATGGCGCCGCTGATGGTCTTGGCGTACTCGCGGAAATCCGTCCGCTGATCGGGCGTCAGTACCCGGTCCATCTTGAACGCGACGGTGGGCATCATGCCGTTCTTGAAGGTGCTGTTTGCTGCATCGTCTGCAGACATCGCCGAGCCGAACACGTCGGCGCCGTAGCGGATTGCCGAAAGCCCGACTTTGCCATCCAGCGTGAAGGCCGGGATGTGCAGCATGTTCTCGCGCTTGATCTCGCGGCGATTACCCTTCTTAGGCGTGAACCAGTAGCGCAGGCGCCCGTTGTCATCCTGCTCGACCTTTACGCGGCCAGGCAGCAGGAAGTCGATCGCGATCACGCGGCCGGCTGAACGGTGGATCTCGCAGTAGGCGTTGCCCCAGAGCAGCATCGAGGCGACGACCGACTGCCAGAAGTGGAAGGCGGTGGTGTCTTCGTTGGGGCTGGTGTGCACCACGTCGTACAGCGAGAAGTCGCGGGCGGTCTCGCGACTACCGTCGGGCTTGCGGCGGTAGATGTTCAGCGGCAGGCCGGCGACCGACATCGAGATGATGCGCACGCAGGCCCACACAGTGGACAAGCGCATGGCGTTGTCGACATTGACGGACTTGCCGGAGCTGGATTGGCTGCCGAAGTAGGTGCTCCAGAAGCCGCCATCACTGAGGCGGATGGGCTTGCCCACCCATTCGGTCAGGCTCGCTGCAGGGCGCTGTGCTGACGTGACGAGCGCCTGCATCAGGCTTTTACCCATTGGTCATACCCCGTCGAATGAAGCCCGCGATGCAGAACAGCGAACCGGCGCCGGCGACCAACGCCCAGCCGGTGCCGGCCAACATCCAGACGCCCGCGCACAGCAGCGCGAAGCCGGCCAGGCTGACCAGCAGGAATGCAAGGAAGGCGTTCATGTGATGATGGGATTCCGTATGGCGTCGAACCAGTCGTCGTCGGTGTTTGGGGTTGTGGCCTGGGCCAGCACTCGGCCCACCGCCATGATCAGCGCCACGGCGCCGTCGATCTTGTTGTCGTTGCCCTGCTTGATCGGCCGCACGATGTCGTCGTTGCCGGGCAGGTTCTTGCCGATTACGTTGCCCATGCACCAGGTCATGATGGGGTTGCCGTCATGGTGGAAGCGGCCGCTGAGAATCGCGGCTTCCAGTTCCTTCATGGGCGTGGACATGTTGGTGTAGTTCTGGGTGATGACGACTGGTGTGAGCCCTTCGTCTTCCAGCTCGTGAGACAGCCCCGTGGCGCCGTGTGGGTCTATGGGGCATTCCTTGACGGCGCTGTTGCGGCCGGCGTCCTTGGCCTCTTCGAGTATTTCTCGATAATCCACTTCGGCGCCGGCGGTCTCGATCAGGTCGCCGGTATTCACCCAGGCCTGGTATCGCTCGGACATGCGCTGGTTGTCGGTGCTGCGCACGGTGTCTTCCGGCACCCAGAAGCGCGGGGACACACAGTAGTAATGCACGCGTTCATCGATCACGCGCCAGAAGACGCGGGCCATGCTGTTCATGTCCAACTTGCGAGCCAGGTCGAAACCCAGCACGCAGTCCTGCCCCTCGAACTGCTCGAGCGTCAGGCTGCTGTCGGCGCTGTTTCGCCAGGCTTCCATGTTGTAGAAGCCGGTTTTTGCCGATACCCAGATGTTCAGGTGCTTGGTCTTGAAGGTGTTAGTGAAGCGTGCGGTGCGGATCGCTCGCTGTTGCTGGCTTTCCAGGTACTCGCGAAAGACCGAGATGCCGAAGTTGGGGTTGGCCTTGGCCAGCACCTTGGGGTCGGTCCAGTCGTCGCCTTCGTCAATCGTCCAGATCCAGCCGAACAGCTCGTCATCCGGCACGTCGCCGGCGAGCATCTCGATTACCTGGCGCCGCAGGTCGTAGCACGGGCCTTCGATATCGGCGCCGGCGGTGGTGATGACGAACATCAGGGCCTGGCGGCGCGCGCCCATGCCGGTGAGCATGGTCTCGTATAGCGAGGCGCTCTGGTGTTCGTGGTATTCGTCGACGATCGCGCAGCTGGGCGATGCTCCGTCGCCCGGATTGCCGATCAGCGGCTCGAAGCGGCTGCCGTCCAGCGGGCGGTTCATGTTGGAGGCATTGACCTCGATGCCGGCCGCCTCCATCAACATGGGCGAGCGCTTCACCATCAACCGCGCCGGGCGAAACACCTCCCAGGCTTGTTTCTCGGTGGTTGCGCCGGCGTACACCTCGGCACCGAACTCGTCGTCTGCCGTGAACATGCTGATGCCGACGCCTGCCGCGACAACGCTTTTGCCGTTCTTCCTGGGCACTTCCCAGTAGCTGACGCGGAACCGGCGATGGCCCGTGTGCTTGCGCACCCAGCCGAACGTCATGGCAAAGCCGAACAGTTGCCAGGGCTCGAGCGTGACCAACTGCCGCTTGAATGCCCACTCCCCTTTTGTGTGCGGGAGCATCTGCATCAGGCGGAGCTTCTTCTCGGCCTTGGCGGCGTCGAAGCGGTATTTAAATTTGGCGCCGCGGCTCTTGGCCATGTCGCAAAAGTGACGCTCAACGGCCTGCTGTACGAATTTGCAGCACGGCACCCGGCCGGCAATGACACGCCTCCCCCACCGAATCGCTGATTCGACGTTGGGGTACTTCGTTGCCATGTCAGCCTGCGATCAGATCTGCGAACGGGTTATTGGTGGTTGTCTTCTTGCCGCCGATCAACCGTGAACGGCTGGATGGGTCCAGGCCAAGCAGCGAGCCGAAAGTAACGATCTGGCGCATCGTCTCGTTGGCGGCGGTCAGCGCCGGGTTCTTGATCGGGCTGCCCATAGCGGACTGCACGACGATGCCGAACTGCTCGATGGAATCCTGCGCGAGCCGCCAGTTGCCGTACGCGATACAGAACGCCTCGACGTTATGTAGGTCGGTGATCGCCAGCACCTGCTCGCGCAGCAGTTCGGGCACAACCCGCTGCCACATCTTTGATGCGTTCTCACTGAGCCAGTCTGGCGGGTCAATGTTAGTGACCTGCGAGAACTGCGGCTCGGCGTTGTTAATCGCCCGCTTTCCAGGATTGCCGGCGAGCTGTTTCTTTGCCGTCGGCTTGGGTTTGCGACCGCGGCCGGCGACCTTGGCGGTCCCACCCATGGCCCAACTCCTGAACTTTTAATTTCGCGGGTATGAAAAAAAGGCTCCCCCCGTCGTTCGGGCGGTCTGTAGCTGCAGGGTTTCGACCCACCCCTCCCCCTTGATGCGCCTCAGTGGACGCCGGGCGCGGGCTGATCAGCGAGCAACCCTACGCGTTCACCGATCCGGTTGTGGCATGAGCGGCACAGTGCACGGAGGTTGTCCCAGTCCAGGCCAAGCTCGGGGTGCGACTTATAGGGCTTGATGTGGTCAGTCAGGTCGCTAGCGGCGTTATCGCAGTGTTCGCACACCGGATGCTTCTTGCGGTAGTAGATGCTGAGTCGCCGCCAGCGCTCGGTCTTGTAGAAGGCGTCGGATTCGTCACGGCGCTCGTTGTAGCGCTTGTGAACTGTGCGCTTGGCCGCCTGCTGCTTCTCTGCGGCCAACGGCGCGTGGCGCGGGCAATGGTAGTCCCCACGCACCAGCGTGCTGCAGCCCGGCCAGGCGCATGGCTTAAGGGGGCGAATGGGCATCTATGTATCCCCATAAATACCCAATCAGAAGGCGACAGGGCTGTTAGACCTTACGGCATTTAACCCAGGGGGAGCTGATGCCTATGGGCAAGTAAAATACATCAGGATCGTCTTCATCTACGTTGACACCCTGCCCTGACTCAATCGCATATCTATCAAGACCAGAAACTCCAATCTGGCGGTAATGAACCACGACATGCTTGCGCCCGCGGTCATCCACTACCTGAAATCTATCGATCTCGTGCTCCATGTCTCAGCCCTCAATTTTAAGAGCCAAGATACTGCCATGCGCGAAACCTCCATGCACCGGCAAACGCATTCAATGCTCACCCCTTGCGCCGATCTAACCCATTCCAGCTTGCAGCAGGCCTGAGTACTGCAGCCAGGTTGCCCTTTGCTCGGCATACCAGATAGGTGAACACAGCGAGGATCGCCACCAGGGGCCAGGCCAGAGTCGGCAGGGTCAGATGCCCCAGACCAATGAAGATCACCAGAGCCGCGCTGCAGGCCATGGTCAGGTAGGCCAAGAACGAGATACCGCGTCGGAAGCGGAGCGCCCCACGCCGGAACGTGAACAGTCGAACGAACAGTACGACGCACAGCCAGAACGCAGCCTGGTCGAGGATCATGCTGAAGCTATCCATTGTTGCCCCCTTGCGCAGGCGGCTGAGGACTGCCGCGCTTGGTGATCGCTGCGACGATCAGCGTCACAGACAGGGCGGCAGCAACGAAGGCTGCAGGGCCCGAGTAAGCGAATGGGCGGATTCCCCACAGCTCGAGATCGGTCAGCGCCGGCGAAAAGAGATATCCCATCACCACGCTGACGAAGAAAAACACGCCACGGGTGAGCACATCGAGGTCACGCCGGGTCATCACGAACACCAGGGCGCCGCATACGGCAGCTGCCAGGGCATTCCCGTCTACGCCGGCGAGAAAGCCCGCAATGCTGAGACCTGCCGCACCAGCAACGACCCCTCCAGCGACGGCGGTTGCTGGATCGCTCATTGAATCTCTCCCACTTGGCCTGTGGCCGGAAACGAAGAGCCCAGCGCTAAGGCTGGGCTCATTTTATTAGCAGTTCCTTCAAAGCCTAGGATCGCCGACGGCAGCAATAGACTCTTTGCACTCAGTAACTAAACGCGCATATAGCTCGCTAAATATAGGCCCCTTGAAAGATTCGCCGGCGTAACTAGCCTCATAGACCTCATGCTTGTTTCGAACAGCTAAATCAAAAATCTTATACCTCTCATCCTCGGGGCCGCTCGAACCGTAGGACAGTTTCAGCGAAAACTGGATAGCGTCTCCTTGAGCCTTCAATGATTCTATGCTTGCCGGAGTGAAATACCCACCGTCATTAACATGCCCTATGAGTACCGGATTTGGAACGCTGAGAGGCCCCGGGGTATATGCAGCATCACTTACCCCAAGATAATGCGCAAAATCTTTTCTAATTCTCTCCGCCATCTTCCTGAGATCCGCCCAATATGCATCATTGGCTTGGCGGGCTTCAGAATAAAGACTTCTTAATTGTTCAATCCTGGTGGCCATCGAATTCCATCTCCCAAACTAAAAATGGGAGATTGCCACATGGCAAGTCACTCAGGAAGCCACTAGTTGATCGACAAAAAAAACCCAGCTCTAAGGCTGGGCTTCGATGCGCCGTTGTGGGCGCGACTTCTGCAACGTAACAGAAATCTACCCCTTTCAGCCCGGGCCAGTCAAGCGGCTAATTCGCGGCGCGTTTCAAGGCAGCCATCGATCCACGCGACACCAGCCTTCCACAGCTGCCGGGTCTTCTCTTCACCGAAGCCCATGCGCTTGCCCACCACCTGGAAAGTCGCCCCGCTTGTGTAGTAGCGCAGGATCACTTCGCCGCACTCTGGGTACCGCTGCCCAAGGCGACCGATCAGGCGATCGATCAGCAGGGCCTCATCGTCAGTGATCATCGGCGTGGGCCGTTCTGTAGGGGCCTGACAGCTCGACACACCAGCACCCTGAGTCGCCCATAGGCCCCAATGCTCGAGAAGCTCCTGAGTATCGCGTTCAATTGCCATCGCTGGTGCACTCCCCTTGAATGCGGACGCGCACAGCGCCGCCTTTGACTGTTTCCCGGCTCAGGCGAAGCTGGGTGGTGAATCGGTTGTCGTCGATGCCAAGCGCATCAGCCAGACCATCGCGCCCTGCCTTGAAAGCAGCCAGGCAGTTGTCGTCATCGCGGCGGCGCGCATCCGGCGGCACGAACTCCAGGTCGAGCAGCACGCGACCAGCAGGCGCAACCAACCCGGCCTGCAGGCACAGCAGATGGCACATACGGCGGTAGCTCTTCGCGGCGGCGCTTTTCTTGGCCCAGTGGCTGCGAGCATTGGGGCTCAACACGCGAGGCGGCCATGGCAGTGTCAGCACGTCCGTCATGCTCAATCTCCCGCCAAATGCGAGCCGCCAGGGCCGCGTGTGTTGGCTTGCTGGTACTGCTCGGCGACACCCGGCACCACCTTGCGAGCCGGGCGTGGTGCGCGGCGCTCGGCGGCGGTCAGCTCCTTGCGCAGGTAGGCGATCGCCTCCTCCTGACTCATCGCCTCACCGGAAGCCAGCACCACGCCGGCGCCGTTGCAGGCCACGCAGCCATTCAGATGGAACACGCCGCGGTACTCGCCTGTGCCTGCGCAGATGATGCAGGGGGCGTGCTGCTGGCCAGTCAGGCGCATGGCTCGGTCTCACGCTGCTTCTGCTGCTCCGGCTCGAAGTCGCCGCGCAGTGGCATCAGCGAATGTTCGCCATATGCAGCATTCAGCGGCACGAGCTCATGGGCGCAAATCCAACCAGGGAGGCGCGCAACATGATCTCGGCCGGGGCCGTGAATGATGTCTCCTCGATTGAAGCGGTCAAGGAGCTCCACGACACTGCCAGCCATGACAGGCGGGAGGTCAATCAGCGTTATTGCCAGGTCACCAACCTTGAACTGATTACCCATTTTTCACCCTCCCCACGTAGAAATACCGGAAACAGCGGGAACGCCCGTCGTCTCTGGCTTGCAGTCATTATTAAGAAGTGCAGGAACAGCCGCTTTCAGGCCGTGCGCATCGGCGAAACCACACTCGTCCAGGCGGGCATGCCAGCGTTCCAACGCCTCGCGGCGGCGCTCCATCGCGTCACGGGTCAGGTAGGTTTCGGTCGTCACACCCAACGCGTGGTTGATCAGCAGCTCACCCACCATGTGATCGACGCCAATGTCCGCCAGGCTGGAGCGCATCAGCTTGCGCAAGTCATGGCTCGTCCACTGCCGGCCACTCACCTCACGCATCAGGGCGTGCCCACTGGTCAGCGCCATGCCAGCACCACCCCGCACCGGGAACAGCCAGGCCGTTCTCAGGCGAGCATCCGGCAGCGCCTCGCGGTACCGACGCAGCAGGCTGATCACCTGAGCAGTCAGCGGCAGCACATGTTCACGCCGGCTCTTCGTGTTCGCCTCCGGGATCACCCACACCCGCTCATCCAGCGACACATGCCCCCAGCGCGCCGCCAGGGTCTCGGCGATGCGGGTGCCGTGCGCCAGCATCATCAGCGGCAACATGCCCTTGGCCGGCTCCGCGTTGAACACCGCCACCAAGTGCCGCACCAGCTCGGCTAGGTCGACACGCGACAGCGCCGCCGGCTTCGGGCGTAGCTTGCCCTTGTAGAAATCCCGGAACGTCGTGCCCGCCAGCGGGTTGCTGTCCATCCGCTTCTGCGTCTCGGCCATGGCGAACGCCTGGCGCAAGCCCTGCAGCGCCTTCTGCACCGTACGCGGCGCCAGCTCCTGATGCATCGGGAACACCAGCAGATCATCCAGCGTCACCCGGTCCACCTTGCGCAGCAGCACCTTGCCCACGCGCGGCACCACATGCTTGCGCATCAGGCAGCCCATGCTCGAGCGGTACTTCTCACTGCGCGTGCGGTCACCCTCGATGCGTGACAGCCACCACTCGACCACATCGCCGACGGTGCGAAAGCCGGGTTTCTTGGCCATCAGCGGGCCTCCTGCTCGGCGCGCATGGCGCGGATCTGAGCGCGCAAAGCCAGAATTTGGGGGATAAGCGCCTTCGCCATTTCGATGGGGTCGCCGAACATATGAAGCTGGAGGTCGACGTAACGATTTGCCGCATCACTCCAGATGCGCGATCCGAGAAAGTTCGGGTTCTCATCGTTTGGGGCAGCCTCAGCCAGCGCCAGAAGGTCCTCAATCGTTGGGCTCGTCATCAGCGCACTCCTCTGGCGGTACGATCCGCCTCAACAGTGGCAGCCGCATCGAGCATGCTGCGCAAATACACGAACGGCACCTGACTGCCCGGCCGGATGATCGCCACCCCGGCATTTCGCCACGCGCAGGCGAACAGCACATAGCCGTCGTGCGTGCGGCAGCAGTCCTGGCGACCAGGTATGACCCGGACTCGCAGGCGGTCAGTCATTGGCGTTGCCCTCCTTGGCCGCCGACGCATCCCACGCCCGTCGGTACAAGTCCTCAACCTGAGCATCCGCCGCTACTAGGTGTGCGCTGGATTCAACCACCTCATTCAGTACCGGGATGGTGAAGGCTTTGAGCACATCCTCCGGATGCGTGTCGTACAAACCGCAGATGGCTACAGCAGTCGTCTCGCGCAGACACGTGCGAAGCCTCTCGTTCTCGGCGCGGAACTGGTCGCGCTCGAAAACGATTGCTTGAGCAGCTTTGATGCTGTCGTAGTCGCCGTGCACTAGCAGACGACCAGAACCATCACCTACGCCCATGGTTACAGAGGTCATTGCGTGCAGGCGCTCGTTCTCGGCGCGGAGCCTTTTGATCTCTTCTCGATCAGAAGAAACACCCGCAGCTGTGTAAATTGCTTCCGACTCAAGCTGCGCTATTCGCTGACGTAGCTGGTCGCGCTCGGCCCTCAGATCGCGCATCTCACGCGTCTCTGACTGCTGATGCATGAGGTACAGGCCCTGCAGCGCCTCGTTTTCATCCAGCAGCGAGAGGATGGCGGCAGGGTTGGCGGCGGCCACATACTTGGTCACTTCAGGCTGGTGGCAATTAGCAAGAGCGTTCCAGATCTGGACGTATGTGGTCTCTCCTTTCCGTCTGATCGGGCACACATAAGATCCAAACGAACCCCATTGTTTCGCGCCTGCCGCCTCAGCCAGCCTGCGCAGCTCTTCCTTGTTCACTTCAGTCATCGCCTAGCCCCCATCGCCCGTTTCAACCCACCATCCGCCAGCACCAGCCGGCAATCGTTCCCGCGCTGCACCCTGATCACCCGCCGGCCAACCTGCTCGACGCGGAAGCCCTCGAGCTGCAACTGCTGCAGCGCCTGCGCCTGTGCGCTGGTCACGCCACACCCCGCCGTGCTGATTCCCACTTGAACAACACCACCACCCCATCGCCCTCGCGCAGGCGGTCCACCGTGCGGTCACCCAGGGCAGCGGCCAGGCCGTCAGCGAACAGGTTCGAGATCACGATGGTGGGCTTCATCTCCTCGTAGCGGCCGTTGATCACCTCGAACATCACCATCCGTTCGAAGTCCGTGCCGTAGCTGGCACCTACCTCATCGAGAATCAGCAAGTCAGGCGTGCGGAACACCTCCAGCGCCTCGCGCTCCGAGTGCGCAGCCTCCTTGCCGTAACTGGCCTTCACCTGCTGGCACATGCGCGAAACCGTCGTGTACAGCACGTTGCGCCGGTGCTCATCCACCACCACCGAGGCAATCGCCGCCGCCAGGTGCGTCTTGCCGTTGCCCACGTGGCCCAGCAGCATCAGGCAGCGCCCAGTGGCCGCGTTTTCAGGGAAGGCCGCGGCGTACCGCTGGCAGGCAGACAACGCCACGCGCTGGCCATCAGTGCCGGCCCGGTAGTTGGCGAAGCTCTTGGTCTTGAAGCGCGGCGGAATCAACGCCTGCCCCAGCTGCCGCTCCAGGCGAGCCGTCACAGCCTGGCGCTGCTGCTCCTCACGCTCTGCCGCCTCGGCCCTCGCCTGCTCGGCACGCGAACACTCAGGGCAGGCAGACAGCTGGCCGTCACGCAGCACGCTGGCGATGTAATCCCCGTGCTGCTCGCACTTCGCCGGCGCAGTACCGGTGATCCCGGCGGATTGCTTCAGGCGCGCCAAACTCGCGCCCAACGGATTAGAGCTTGTACGTTCCATCGGTATTGGCCTCCAGGCCGGCGTGAGGGTCTTGGTTGTGCAGGCCAACGTGCTGGCTCGTGCGGCCAGAGCGAGCGACAGGGTTAGCGGCCGCGCGCACACCGTTGCGGTGCACCGAAGCCACCAGCTCACGGCACCAAGCCGCCTGGTTGTTCATCGCGCCGCGGGTCATCCAGAACGAAACGAACTCGGCCACCACCTGCGCCGTGATCTGGTCACCAGCAACGCCGATCAGCTTCAGGTGCGGCGCCAGGCTCACCTGGTCCGGTGCCCAACCCTCGAACATCTCGAACCGCTTGCGGGCATCGATATCGGCAATCGCGTCCGCGGGCTGTTGTTGTTGTTGTTCTTTATCTCTTCTCTTCTCTTCTCTGGTCACGCTTTCGTCACGCTCAGTGCGTGACACATTCGGGACAGAAGCAGGGACAGAAGCGCGCTGTTTTTGCTTGCGAACCGTCGCCAAGGCCCGTGCCTTGGCGGTTTCGCCGTTATGGCGCTCGAAGTTGGGAAACTCGATGCCCGTCTCCGTCACCAACAACCAACCCACCGCCACCATCGCCTCGGCGAACCCGTCACGATGCACGTAACGGTTAACCCACCGAGTGGTCACGCCGTTAGCGTGACCATCGCGTGACTGAGCATCGGCCCACGTCCACAGGTGATGAAGGATGCCAACCACCTCGAACTCGGTGATATCCAACTGATCGGCAATCCCGATCACCGCCGGGTCAGTCGCCAGCGACGTACGCATTTTGATCCAATCACCGGCCATGGTTTTCACCACGCGCCACGATTGGCAGCACACCAAAACGTGGCGCGCCACGTTCAGAGTTGCCAGTTGAAAGGGGTTTGCTCATAATCCGAGCCTCAGTTGTTGTGCTACATGGAGCCCGGTCTAGCCACC